TGATGTGGAAACGCTGAAGCTGCCAGACGTTGACGACTACATGCGCTGGACCCTGCGCCTGCCGCCGAAATCGCAGCCGCCTTACACCGACGATGTGGATGTTGTCGGGTTCCTGCGGCTTGTGACCTACACCAAGGGCGAGGACGGCGACCGCAAGAAGGCGATCAGCACGGGCGATCTGGAAATGGTCTGCCATGCTACGGCTGCCAACGTCTCGAAGAACCGCTACGGCATCACCGATCCGCTGGATTACCGCATCGGGGAAAACCCGCTGGCCAAAGTCATCCCGTCGCTTGGCGGGGCAAAATTTAACACCAATGAAGAAGGAGCCGAATGATGGGCTTTTGGGACTTGAGCGACGGCGAGACAGCCGCAAACACCGGCACCGAATATGAGGTGCCTTCTGGCAACATTGAACCGATCCCGGCGGGATCTTCCGTGCTGGCCATGATCGACGAATGCAAGTGGGAGATGAAGCCCACCGGCGAGGAGTTTATCTCGGCACGCTGGACAGTGCTTGCGCCGGAGGAATACAAAAACCGCAAGGTGTTTCACAAGCTGTGGGTTTTGGACATGGACCCCAGCGCCAAGGACGAAGCGTCTGGCATTAAGAAGCGCGACAAAGCCCGCAAGATGTTGGCAGCCATCGACGCCAACGCAGGCGGCAAGCTGACCGCAAAGCCGGGACGCCCGACCAACGATGATCTCTTGAGCCTGACCAACAAGCCGATGGTTGCAAGCATGATGATCTGGTCAATGCCAGACACGCGCAACGGCGGCATGATGCACGGCAACTGGGTGTCAGCGGTGGCGTCAAAGGGCGCGAAGGACATCTATGTCGCAGAAGCAAAGCCCTTGCCCGCAGCGGGTGCTACACCGGCACAGCGCGATGATTTCGGCACAGGCGGTGGCGGCTATTCCAAGCCCGGCTTGGTCGATGATGACATCCCATTTGCCCCGGCTTGGTTGATCTAAGCTGGAGCAAGGTTGCCAGCGTCACGAAGGTGGGAGAGGCCGATTACCCTGAGCATTCAGAGGCGCGGCGCTGGCAACACCATCAAAACACATAGGAGCCAAAATTGGAACAGCGAACAGAAGAATGGCACGCAGCACGCAAGGGCCGCATCACAGCATCGTCTGTGGGGGCGATCTTGGGCCATGCACCCTATGCCACGCGCGACGATGTGATGCGCCGCATGGTGCGGGAATGGGTCGGGGCGGAGCCGGAGTTTGAAGGCAACATTGCCACCGAATACGGCACGCGCAACGAGGCTGGGGCGCTGACTGAATACGTGATGGAAACGGGAAATGCCGTTGAGGCTGTCGGGTTTATCACGCGCGAGGATTGGGCAGGGTGCAGCCCTGACGGGTTGATTGGCGAATATGGCGGCCTTGAGATCAAATGCCCGTTTGGCCTGCGGAAAGATGAAACGCCTGCGTTTAAGTCGGTCTTTGACCAGCCCCATTATTTTGACCAAGTGCAGTTTTCGATTTGGGTCACGAATAGGTCATGGTGGAATTTTTACCAGTGGTCGCCAAACGGGACTTCAATGGAAAAAGTAATGTGGAGCGGGTCTTGGCAAAATCAAAACCTGCCAAAACTGCGCCAGTTTTATGCGGAATATTTGGCGGAACGAAAGAACCCTGCGATCCACCTTGAGCCAAAGCGCCAGATTATCGACACGCCGGAAGCGCACCGGATCGCATCCGAGTACGACCAAATCTGTGAGGCCATCGACCGCGCAGAGGAACGCAAGAAGGAGTTGCTTGCTGATATGGTTCGCATTTCAGGGCAGAAGGACACGATCTTTGCCGGGCGCAAGCTGACAAAGGTCGAAAAGGCTGGCGCGATTGCCTATGCCAAAGCTGTTAAGGCGCTGATACCAAATGCAGACCTTGAACCGTATCGCGGCAAGCCTTCAAGCTATTGGGTGGTCAAATGACCCTCCGCCCCTATCAGCAGGACGCGGCAGATGCGGCGTTGGAATGGATGAAGCGCAGCGCAGCGCCGTTTGTTATTGATGCGGCCACTGGCGCGGGCAAGTCTCACATCATTGCGGAGATTGCCCGAGTGATCCACGACATGACGGGCAAGCGCGTTCTGTGCCTTGCCCCCAGCGCCGAGTTGGTGATGCAGAACCGCGAGAAGTTTCTGGCCACGGGAAACCGGGCCAGCACCTTTTCTGCCAGTGCCGGTGCAAAGGAATTGCGGCACCCGGTGGTGTTTGGCTCTCCGCTGACAGTCAAGAACAAGATCAGCCGCTTTCAAATGCAGGGGCCAAGCGGCTACGCGCTGGTCATTCTGGACGAGGCGCACGGCATCACTCCAACGGTGCGGGATATCATCACAGCAATGCGCGAAGGAAACCCAAATCTGCGCGTGTGCGGGCTTACGGCCACGCCTTACCGCCTTGGGTCCGGGTGGATTTTTCAAGAACACGACAACGGGCGCATAAACGGCGAAGATACAGCATTTTCCCCCTACTTTGCGAAGTGCGCCTACAAAATAGATGCACGTGCGCTGATCGGCATGGGCTACCTGACACCGCCTGTAATCGGGGCCATCAATGCCAGTGGATACGATACCAGCGGGCTTGCACTAAACAGCCGTGGCCAGTTTGATGCCGACGCAGTGGACCGGGCCTATCATGGCCAAGGGCGCAAGACGGCGGCGATTGTGGGCGACGTGGTGGCTCAAGCCGCCAATCGCAAAGGCGTGATGTTCTTCGCCGCCACCGTGAAGCACGCGCAAGAAATCATGGCCAGCCTGCCGCCAGAGCTTTCCGAGATCGTCACAGGGCAAACCCCTAAAGCCCAGCGCGACAGCATCCTAAAGCGGTTCAAGGCGCAGCAGATCAAATATCTGGTGAACGTGTCGGTGCTGACCACGGGCTTCGATGCAAGCCACGTCGATCTGATTGCCATCCTTCGCAAGACCGAAAGCGTTGGCCTCTTGCAGCAGATCATCGGGCGCGGGTTGCGCCTGCATGATGGCAAGACCGATTGCTTGGTTTTGGATTACACGACCAACCTTGAGGACCACTGCCCGGATGGTGATCTGTTTGCACCTGTTGTGAAGGCTAGTAAGGCTGGTGGCGGTGGTGACGGAATGACCTGCATCTGCCCGTCTTGCTCATATGAAAATATGGTCAGCGTCAATCCGCAGTATTTTGACTATCCGCATGATGAGGCGGGCTATGCGCTCGATTTGGATGGTCGGCAGATCATGTCCGACTTTGGTCCAATCCCGGTGCATTTCGGTCGGCGTTGCATGGGGATGGTGCAAGCTGGCAAGCGCGGTGAGTATGAACGCTGCGGCTATCGCTGGACGTTTAAAGAGTGTCCAAATTGCAGCATGGAGAACGACATTGCCGCGCGATACTGTGCGTTTTGCAAGTGGGAAATCGTCGATCCCAATGAGAAGCTGAAGGCAGACTTCAAGGCGCTGAAACGCGATCCCACGCGCTGGCAGACTGACCGTGTTCTTAGCATGTCAGCATCGCCCAACATCAGCCGCAGCGGCAACAAGACCCTGCGCGTTGAATGGGTGACACCTTACAGGCAATTCACAACTTGGGTGATGCCGGAGGCCAAGCATATCAGAGGGCAGTCTCAATGGAACGCTTTTGAGGCTGCCACGCAATGCGGGACGGTTGCGCCAAGGACCGTGACGTATCGCAAAGACGTTGAGAGCGGCTTCTTTGACATCCGCGCCTATAACCGCCCGGAGGACATAGAGCCAGAAGCGCCAAGCGTTGCGGAAATTGAGTGGAACCCATTTAGCGAGGAAGAAAAACATGCGGCTCAGTGATTTTCAAGACATCGCGCAGAATGGCGTGCTGAGATTTGGTGATCTGGAGTTTCGCGGCAAATGCCCGACCGAGGAGCAAGAACAGATCACGTTCTTCGGTCGGCTGCGGCGCACGCATCCTGATACATGGGGGAAGATTGCTCTGCACCCGCGCAATGAGGGGCTGCGGATCGGCGGCCAGTTTGGCGCGGTGTCGAAGCACAAGGCCGAAGGCATGACGCCGGGCGCTTCGGACATCATTATTCCGGCGCGGGTGGCCTTTGTCTGCGAATTGAAGCGCCGCGATCCGACGCAAGGGCGCTGGCAAGATGGGCAGAAGGAATATCTTGCAGCATCGGCCAAAGCTGGGGCATTTGCCTGTGTTGCGCTTGGATGTGAAGCGGCTTGGCAGGCTTTCGAGGCTTGGCTGGCGGCCAGTGATTTAGCCTAGCTTGCGCCCGTAGAAGGCTTCCAGTTCTGCAAGCCTTTTTTGGATTGCCGCCTTGGCGTTTTCGTCTAGGCGGTTTTCTTTGTGCAGTTGCAGCATGTAGCCTTTAAGTTCCTGCACGCCGATAATCGTGGCTACCTTTTCGGCATGTGTTGGCTCTTTCCCACGCGCCGAAGCACGCAGGCAATGCCATTCTGCTTTGCTCCTTTCGAGCCTCACCCTTCCCTCACCGCGATCTCCCCGCCACAGGCCAGATAGCCGCAGCCATCGATCCAGTTGTCCGCGTGTGCCGGGTTCGACTTGGCGCGGGCCAGCTTCAGCAGGGTCATCATCACGGCCACGTCGTGGGCAGTCACGATGGTGTCGAGGTGCGCGGTCCAGTACAGGGCGATGAGGTTGAAATTGCTCTCCGCGTCGCCGTGCGTGGCGTCCCGATCCTTGGTGACGTAGGCCTTTGCGGTGTCCAAGATTTCGGCGCGGTTCATTTCCACGTCCCCTTGTCGCGCAAGCTGTCGATCCCGGTGATCTCGGCCAGCCGGTTTCGGTAGATCGTGCCGGGAGTGATATTGTTTTGCATCCAGCGTGACATGCTGGATTTTGCGACGGGGACTTGGTCTGCGATCCAGCCAAGCTTGCGCCCGCCGTCCGCCGCCCACTGTCTGATTTGGTCTTGAGCCTTCACGGCGTCCTCCTGTGCTTCGGTTCGATCTGTCTATTTGTGAAATAATTTTGCGTCAAGTGCATTTTTTCTGTTGCATGCGGCGCGCGTGGCTGTATGGTGGGGATACGAACTAGCAAACAAGGATGAACAAGATGACGATGAAACTCACAAGCAGCACGGGAAGCGAGACGACGGTGATGATCGTTCGCGAGACCGCAAAGGCCATTCTGGTAAAAGGCAACGCCAGCGAAGCTTGGTTCCCGAAGCGCGCCATCGATGCTGACGGACGGATCGCAGATTGGTTCCAGTTTGATCTGGTCCATTCGTTTTTGTTCCACGCACCTTATCGGCCCGCCGCATGACCGACCTCGAACTCGAACTCAACAGGCTTGGCATTATTGCCAAGCCGGCACCCCGCCCCCAGCCAGCGGCCTACGCGCCGCCACAGTGGAAACCAACTTACCCCGGCGAAGAGCCGCCGTTTTGATAGGAGACTAGCAACATGTCACAACCAACCATCCTCATCACGCTGGAGCAGGCCGAAGCGGCTCTGGAGTGCATCGACCGCGACATCGAGCGCAACTACACCGACGACCACCCGAACTACCACGACATTGGCGACATGATGTTTTACCTGCGCCGCGCTGAACTGCGCCTGCGCTTGGCCACCGCCATCAATGCAAATAAGGAGATCAAATAATGCGTATCAAAGATATCTTGGCTGAGGCGATTGCCACCATCTGCCTGTTCGCTGTGGGCTACGGCCTGCTGCTCATCACTTACGGCATGGGGTGGTGAGATGGCTGTTAGACTTGGAGCAATGGACACCCACATCGTGCTAACCGCGCTGTGGGATTACCGCGAGACGCTGACGATCTACAACGACACTAGGCCCACGCCGGAACTCAAAGACAAAATCGACAGCGTTGATCGTCTCATCGAAAGCTACAAGAAATCATACTTCGCCTTGGACAGATTGGGGATCAAGTGATGACCATCGAAAGCCTACGCAGCTACATCGAACTGAAGAAACAGCAGATCGCCGATCTTGAGCGGCTGCACGGAACTGGTGTCAGATCCGCCGCTATCGGGGAGGACATCGGTATCCTGTCCTTCTACCTGCGCGATGCTGAGCAACAATTAGCAGAACTGGAAAAGAACAATGCTACCGACTGAGATCATCATAACGAACAAGCTAGCCACTGGCACCACATTCGCCGTGCTGTCCAGCGACATGACGCAGAACGTATTCATCCCCAGCAAGCTGGCGCTGGATGCCAGCCTGCGCCCCGGCCAGAAGATCATGGCGCAGATCGTCCCCAACATGAGCCAGCCGGACAAAACGCCTTGGCTGGCGATCTCGCTGGAGGATGCAGGGCCGCTGCCCGAGCAGAAGCAAAGCCTGCGAGATACGCTGGCCGCCTTCATTCTTGGCAACCTGCAAGCCGATGGCCGCGCAACGGTCTCAGAGATCGCCGAAGACCTGAACATGTCGGACGTGAGCGTAGCCAACAAGCTGTCAGAGTTGGTCGCGGATGGGCGCGTCGTGCGGCTGACCTGCTTCGATCTGCCGGAGGATGTGGCATGAGCCTTAGCCCCAACATGACCGACAAACACCTTGACGCGGTGATGAGCGCGCTGCCGGATGAGTTGAGCGAGGCCGAATTGTGCGGCCTGACGCTGACTATCTACAGCGCATACATGGATGAGCCAGCCGAGATCATAACCAACCTGATCGCAACTATTTACAGCTACGGCATGTCAGTTGGCATTAGTCAGGGTTCGATCTCGGAAGGCTTGCGTCGATCAGCCAGCCTGCACGACGCACCCCCAACCAAGCAAACAGCACACTAGGGAGATAGATATGTTCTGGAGAAAGAAGACAGAAACCATGCCGCACCGTGATGTGCAGGCAGAGGCGGCACTGGCGATCAGCAATGCGGCATCCGTGCTGCCAGCAGGGCGGTTCATGGCCCTCGTCTATTGGGCCATCGTGGAGAACCGCCAGATCAGCGTCGAGGACATCGACGCGCTGGCCAATCGCCTGTCGCGGGCAGCTTGGGAACGGGGGCGGAAATGAAAGAACTGACAAGCGAAGCCCAACAGGGCGCGATCCACCTGAAGTGGGGCTTCTTGCCTGTGTTTATGGTCCGCATGGCGGTGCCAGCCTACGCGCCGGGGACGTGGCGGTGGGGTCGCTGGCGTTATGCGCGGTTGGCCGAGGTGGTCGATCTGAATTCAAAACTCATGGGAGCATGGAGGGACTGATGACCGGACTGCATCCAGATTATGGCCTGACGGACGAGCTTCGCCTAGCCGCCGTCCAAGACGCTGAGATCATAGGCGTGAAGCAATCCGCCGCGCTGCACCGCGTCTCGGTGCCGAGCATTTACAAGTGGCGGAAGGTATTTGAGGGAGAAAAGGGATGACTGACGGAGATCTGGTGAAGCGGCTGCGCAAGACGACGCAAAGCGGAAAACCAACGCAAGTGTCAAAGGCTGACAGGTTAGCAGCAGCCGACCGCATCGAGGAACTCGAGGCCAAGCTGGCGAAGGCGGTGGAGGGGCTGCGGGACGCTGTGGATGCGTGGGATAACCACAACAAGACTGGCGACATGATGCAGGGTCATTGGGTTGATGAAGCCCGCGCCCTGCTGGCCGAGATTGAGGGAGAGAAGGGATGAGTGACGAAGAACTGGTGAAGCGGTTGCGAAGCTATGCCAAGGATCAGGGTGGCTGGCATAACATTGACGACACCTGCGAAGAGGCCGCCGACCGCATCGAAACCCTGACCGAGCAACTCGAAGCCGCCCGTGCTGACGCCAAGGAGGCCGAGGCTTATGCGGAGGAGTTGGAGAAGGAGAAGGAGAGGGAGAGGGATGAGTGGAAGTCTCTCGCAGAAGCCGCCATCAAGGATGATGCGTCAAAAAACATCTACTACGCAGAACTCAAAGCCAAGCTGGCGAAGGCGGTGGAGGCGCTGCGGGAGATTGCGGGTGAGTGCGGTTGCTCAACAGCCCGCGCCATCATCGCCGAGATTGAGGGAAGCAATGCCCCGTGACGCCAGCAACAGCCCCGGCGCAAGAGCGTTGAGGTTGGCGGGCTACGTCAAGTTGCCTGCATGGTGGGTGACTGAGGAACAGCTTTTGCTGATCGAGTATATGTGCCGAGGCAATCTCGAAAAAATCAACCGCATTAAAAACGAGGCAGAGGCTTGCCAGCCACCGTGGCAATCAGATAGTTAATGAAGGTGAGGGGCGCAACACACGGCTTTGTGTTGGTCGATAACCACGCCTGCGCTACGGTCCAGTTACAACCAACGCGCCCCTCAGCAACTTCATCAAATTTGACTTTTGAAGCGACCTCGGGTAGGGTTTCGGGGCGAGAGACGTTGCAAGCGTCGATCTCGCCCCTATCAACCGATGCCACAGGAGGGCTATCGATGACTTATAAAAACCTACCTTCCATTGAGTATTTGCGCAAGCGTCTCCGCTATGAGCCGGAAACTGGTAAGCTGTTTTGGCTTGAATGCGAAGAAGTTCATCGCTCTGGTCGCGCTGCACACAATAAGGAGGCGTTCACGCCAAAGACAAAGCATGGATACCTGCACGGCTCAATAGATGGGAAAAAACTATATTCGCATCGTGTGGCATGGGCGATTTACCATGGCGCGTGGCCGCAAAAGCAAGTGGACCACATCAACGGAGATAGAGCGGACAACCGTATCTCTAATTTGCGAGAGGTATCAAATGCAGAAAATGCAAAGAACAGGGGATTGATGCCGCACAACAAAAGCGGAGTTTGCGGTGTTTATTGGTGCAAGGCGAATCAGAATTGGGTGGCCAGCATAAAGATGGACGGCAAGAATAAACATCTTGGATCGTTTTCTGATATTTCAGATGCAAAAGAAGCCAGAAAAGAAGCGCAATCTCTACTAGGATATAGCAAAAGGCACGGCTCTTAACCGTCATCCACCACTGCGCCCCTCACGTTTCATCCTTTCAGCCATCGCAAGCACAAGGCCGCCGAACTGGCCGAATGGAATGATGGCCCGATGCTGGCCGAACCAGACAATCAGGCCATCGCGGGTCACCCGCCAAGACGCTATGGGATAGCCGTCTTTCACCCCAGCAGCTTCGCCAATGTCTTAGGGCCAGCCACGCCGTCGGCTGTCAGACCGTTGGCTGCCTGCCACTTCTTCAGGGCAGCCTCGGTGCCGGGGCCGAAGTCGCCGTCGGCTGCCAGACCCAGCTTGGCCTGCATCTTCTTGACGTCGTCACCCTTAGAGCCACGGCGCAGAGTGCCGCCAGAGGCCGCAGAAGCGGCGGCAGGGGCAACAGCGTCGATCTTGCCGCCCAGTGCCGCCATAGCCTTGGCATAGCGTGCCTGACGGTCTGCAAGGCCGATGTCACCGCCATTGATCTTCTTGGTCAGCGCAGCCACGTTGCCCGTGTCGGCGACGGCATTTAGCTTGTTGGTGTTCCAGAACCACAGGGCCGATGCCAGCGCGCCCTCTTTGGTCTCAACCCACACGGCGGCCTCTTCCGCCGTCATGTCGTAATCCTTGGCAAAGCGGGTGTAGTTGTCCCGCCCGGTCAATTGCTTCAGCCCACGGCCACGGAAGCGCCATCCATCGCCCGGTTGGGTGTTGCCCAGCTTGGAGGTGCGGAACTCGTCCATGTAGACGTAGTTGGCGATCTTCTCGGGGTTCTTTGCATACTCGGCGGCGTTGCGCTTGCCGGGGCCGAAGTAGCGTGGAAACACCTTGTTCAGGGTCTCCTCGCGGTAGTTCAGGTTCTCGGACATGGCGTTGAAGTCCATGCTCTCATGCGCGCACTGGCTGATAAAGCCAGCGATCCGCTGGTCGGTGGTGATGTCGTATTTCGGCAAAGCCTTATTGAGTTCATCGCACCATGCGTCGATTTCCTTATTCGACGGGATCATCGCGCGCAGTTGGTCTACGGTAATCAGGCTCATCGTCTATCTCCTATTCACACCATGATTGCTTGGCGTCACCCTTGTAGGGCCGCGCCAAGCCTGCGGATATCAAACTCTCAGCGAGGCTCTGGTGGTCTAGGTAGACCTCGCCCAGCACACGGCCACCGTACTTGTCCCACTTCAAGATCTTGACATCGACCTCTAG